TGCACTGCACGGAGCACCTTGATACGCATAACGGATTCCTTTGGTCGTTGACCTGCAACTAGTACAGAGCCTTGCGTCGTCATCATGAGGCGGAGCCGATGATTAGGTGATCGTTACCGCGCGCGAGAATGAAGCAGGAACGCGGACCCCTACATCCATCGAGTAGATGGCGCGAACTCCGACAATGCCGGCTTGGAAGTTGGCAAACGGGTTAACTTCTACTTCGAGGGTGCCCCACTCGGCGATAATGATGTTTGCCCAGTCGCCGAAAATCATCGTGGCGGCAGTAAGTTGGTTCGATGACATGGCCGGGAAGCCCTGCATTGTGCCATCCCAGATATTGCCTTCCCAAAGAGGCGACGCGGTTGACGCATACTTGACGCGCTGGATCATGAATGACGAAACGGCAGGAGTAGTGACATAACCGCCGCGCACCGGCATTACGTTTGCAGTCGCAACGTCTTCTTGGAAATTTAGGATGCCGGCAAATCCTAATGACGTACCAGTAACAGAACCAATTCCAGATGTGCCGGAAATCCCAGTCGGTTGCCCGCCTGCACCAGAACCTTCCAAAACTGCCAGATCGGCTGCAATAGCGGTTTGCGCCGCAAGATCACCGGTAACGATTGCATCCGCCGCCGGGTTCGATTGCAGAAGAAGCTGACGACTGATCTCGCTGTATGCGCCGACCGACTTAGGACTCAGCGCAATCTGCACAAAAGTCGGAGTTGATTCGGTAATAATCGAAGCCTCGTTCGCCAGCCAGATCGCCGTACCGCCAACCGTCTGGCGCGGGATAGTGATTGAATCACGCAGACCTGATAGGCGGGTTGCGCCCATTCGCATTGCGACTGACCGATTGCGCAGCAAATCTATGAACCCCATGTTCGAGGTTTGCACCAAGTACCCGCCAGCACCAGCCGTCGCCACCGTCAGATCACGAGTTTGTTGTACTGGCTGCTGCTGGACTTCGAAAGGCACATAGAACTTGTTCGGGTTCGGCGTCTTGCCGAGACGGGTTGAAATCTCACGCGAGCACTCGACCTCAAACCCGGCATCAGTGAACTCGCGGTCTTTGACAGCGAGGATCATTCGCGCCAACGAGAAGCGTTTCTGCTCTTTTGTACTCAGGCCGAGCCTCGTAACCGGATTCGGATTCCGTTCGCCACGCTCTTTCAGCAGCAGCAAAATTTCATCGGTCGCCTGCACGATATCCGTGCCGTCCGCGATCCAGCGCGACTTCTGGTCTTCGCCGATCTTGTTCATCGTGCACAGATTTTCGATGCCCTTCATGCGCTGCTTCTCGGCATCTAGAGACGGCAAAGCCTGACGCGGTTCTGCCGGCAGGACCGCTTTGGGGTCGGCAACGGTAGCCGCAACAGCATCGGACATGATGACTCCAGGTTGAGCGGCAGCCGCCGCGGTGTGTGCCCTCACTTCGGGTTCGGGCGAAATTTTTTTACCGGCAACGAACGCCGCACGAATTGCGGCAGCCTCATTCTCCGGGTCCAGCCATTGACGAAGTGCCGCCATACCTTCATGCAGCGCCTTAATCGTGCCTTCGCTAAGTGGTTCGTTAGCGCTCACTTCTGTATTATGCCGCACAATTCGGACGTTTTGTACATCATCTTTGTCCCGCCCGATCCCTACCGAGGCGTCGGCCGGGACGGTAACAACAGACATTTCCAGAGGTTCCCAGTCGATCGCCCGGTAGACTTTCTTCTTTGCGTCCTCCTGGAACGTGAGCACCTGATAGCCGATCGAGACGTTACGCAGGCCCCCGGCGATCATGGCCTCGACCGCCCAAGACCGTTCTGTGGCGAACAGGTGGGCGTCCACGATCAGCCGCCCGCCTTCGAGTTTGGCGCTGTCCACCATGCCAATTGGATCGTCCCAATTGTGATTGAAAAGCATCGGGACCGCCCCGCCTTTCACCCGATCGAGCCGCACGGCAGTCTCATCGTGCACCAGAATTTCGGTCCCAAACCAGCGCTCGATCTCGATCTCGCTCGATGCAGAAAAACTGATCTGCGCGCCGTCGTTTTCGCGCTTGCGAACTTTCAGTTCGCTCGTGGCAAGGTCGCGGACCTGTCGGCCAAGTTTGATTTCGTCAGTCATGATTACCCCACTACCCGCAGGCGGGCTTCTTCGGTTGCAGGCTCATCCTCGGTTTCGTCCGGTTCCGGCTCAGGTTGAGCAGGTTCTGGCGGCGCGAACACTTCGGGATCAGTGTCGAACACCAGCCCGCGGGCCTTAGATGCTGCGAGTTCACGTTCCCGAGTTTCATCGATATCCTCGATATCTCGGCCATCAGCAGTTCCAGCAATCACGTCCGTGCGAGTCGTCAGGCCCGCCTTGATCGCCATCGTGTAGGCCTCGACTTCCTTCGTCGGATCGATCCAGCTCCATCCACGAGGCTTGAACAACACGGCAGAGTAACGATTCATGTCAGTCGCAAATGCAGAGATCGTGATACCTTGTATTGCCTGAGACATCACCGCCATACCAAGCCAACGCGTATGAAACGGCTTCCGAAAGTTTCGAATCCACCAGAGTTGCAGAACCTTCCACAAGTCTCGATCATCAAGCAAGGCCAATCGACTTGAACTGTAATTGCTCTGCGAGTAATCACGACTAATGGACTCGTAGCTGACTCCTACACCGGCCGCAATTTCCCGCAGCATGTAACGCATAAAAGGATCGAGTGCGGTGTTGGGCCGGTTCGGAGTAAGCCAGTTCATCTTCTCGCCTGGTGCCATTTTCCGAAACACACCAGGCTCTATAGTTATTTGATCTTGTCCATCTTCTTGGACCTCGCCTTGCGGATCGAGCATATCGTCTGTTTCTATGGTACCGCTGAAATTTGCAGCACCACGGGCAGCAGTAATCTCTGCCTCTGAATATCCGTCCATGTCACGCATGCGAAGAACAGCCGTGTGCATCCACGGGACTCCACGCGTCTGCGGCCACCGATCAATGATGTACAGATGATAGATTTCGTCGGCTGGAACACGTTCGTACTTCATGGACTCGCCGACGTATCCCCGAATATCTCCTGGATGCATCTGCCGAATCCAATAGGCGACAGGGCGAAAGAAGTTATCTACTTCGACACCCATGCGGATGTTGTTCGGAGTATCCGCGCCGATCTGACTGAACTCATCAGCAAGTCTTTCTGACTCAATCAACTCCAAGCCGATCGGAACCTTCGACCCACCGAATGACCGGTTGTGCACACGGATGATGACTTCTCCGGCTTCAAAAATCTGCCCCATCGCGGCACGTTCAAAGTCGGCAAAGCAAAGTTTCCCGCCAGAGTGGCAATACTCGGCATAGGTCCATTCTTCCCATGCGGACTCGATGGAATCATTCACCGCCTCGGCCAATGTCCCACGAACGCTTTTAACTTGAGCCTGCATGCCAACGCCGGAACCGATAACGTTGTTAGTTACAATGGTTCGCGCACGCTTGGCGTAAGAGGCGTCGCGCACAAGCTGGCGCGAGCGTGATCGCAACGCAGTCAGTGACGAAGCAAGCTCAGCATCGGCACTTGTATTCGAAACTCCGAACCCAGTCGTGAGGCGACTTTGCTTCGCGCCTTGATACATGCGCGTGCCAGTCCGCGGTGGACTGAGCCAGTTCGCCAAACGTTTACGCCAGCTAGCCATATTTAACCATATTTCAAGTAGACCGTTTTAGGATCGGCCAGACCTTTTGCGAGCTGATCATTACGGAACTCTCTGAATGCTTCCGTTTTCCAAAAACTCAGTTGCTGCTTGATTTGATCCGAATCGTGAAAAATGATCGATCGTCCCGCGATGGTGTAGGACTTAACGGCTCCATTGCTCGCGGTATAGGTCGCCAGCGCAATCTTGAGATCGGCGATTGCTTTTTGTGCTTGGCTCCGGCCATCGAACCCCTGTGCAAGATTGTCCGGGTCAGGCTCGATCGTGAGTTCGCCCGAGTACTGCGTGCCCTCCAGCACGTGCCGGGCGCCGGCCTTCTCCACGTACGAAATCCACGTGTACTGACCGGCCACCCAAAGCTCGGTCACGGACGGACCGACCGATATTCGGTATGAAGTGCCTTCGGTGACCGCTGTCAACAGCACCGGCGCCTGCGTCGGAGACGTGAATCTCGGCACAAGGCGCATCTTGAAAATCCAACCGTCTACAGGTAAGTAAGCACTAACTTCCGTCAAGAAGTCCAGCGTATCGCCTGCAACAATTTTGCTTGGAGCGGTCAACGGATTAGCCTTCTATGCGCCTTTGGCCCGATGCGAGCACTCACTGACCTCGCCACTTTAGCACCAATTCGCGTCCGGCTGTCAAATTGCCGATACGTCGGGAAGGCTTCACCAAAGACATCTTGTGCGCTTCCGACTAGCGCCCCGGCCACCGTAAATGTGAGCGATGCGGCGCCAACCAAAGGTCCAGGACTGGTCAAAACTCCGAGTGGGGTGAACCCCCAAGACCCGATACCGACTAGCGCGCCGGACCCCGACATCGCACCGGAGACGCCAAACGACAGCGCCGCGGCACCGGTCATGTGCCAGCCGGCGAAGTCGGTCAACGCCCCGACTGGCGCAAACGTCAGAGTCGAGGAGCCGATCAACGCCCCGGTACCGGTAAGCGCGCCGGACGCCGTGAATGCCACGGCAGCGACACCGGTCATTTGTCCGCTGCCGGCCGCCGTGAGCGCGCCAATTGGCGCAAAGGCCAGTGCGGATGAGCCGGCAAGCGCACCGGTACCGCTCAGTGCGCCAACCGCGGCAAAGCTCAGCGCCGATACGCCCGCAAGCGCTCCCGTGCCGGTGAGTGCAGCGACCGGAGTAAATGCCAGCGCCGACGCACCAATCAATGCCCCGATACCAGAGAGTGCACCAGTCGCGCCAAAGACAAGCGCCGACGATCCAACAAGTGCGCCAGTCCCGGTCAGCGCCGCGGTGGGCGTAAAAACCAGCGCCGAAGAGCCGACCAAGGCGCCTGTGCCTGTAAGCGCGCCGGAAGCGACAAATGACAGGCTTGCCGCACCTATCAAATCGTTGCCGCCAAAATTCGTTAGAGTCCCGGTCGGCGCGAATATCATCGCCGATGCACCGACAAGCGCACCTGTGCCGGTCAACGCACCGGTCGGGATCAACGTCAGCGCCGACGATCCGATCAATGCCCCGGTACCGCTTAGCGTGCCGGCCGGCACAAATGTCAGAGCAGAAGCGCCGGTCAACGCACCGGTGCCAGTCAACGCACCGACCGGCGCAAACGTCATCGCCGATGTGCCGGCAAGGGCACCAGCACCGGTTAACGCGCCAACTGGCGCGAATACGGATGATGACGAACCGGCAAGCGCCCCGGTACCGGTAAGCGCACCGGTGGCGGCAAACGCCATCGCCGAGGAACCAACTAAATTTCCGGTGCCACTCAACGCTCCGGCCGGCGCGAACGTCAATGCGGAAGTACCAACCAACGATCCAACGCCGGTTAATGCGCCGACTGGCGCAAACGTCAGAGTCGAGGAGCCGATCAACGCCCCGGTACCGGTCAATGCTCCGACCGGTGTGAAAAATATTGATGCAGAACCGACTAAATCTCCGCTGACAGCGCCCGGCTCAAGTCCGCCAATGACCTGCGAGACTTTTCGGCGCCCCGTCCGCTGATAGCCTGGCGGCGGCCAGCGGACGAGGATGCTCATCGTCTACACCTGAACTACCAAGTATTCCACGTAGCTGGACGTGGCGGCGCCATTACGATCGGCGCGATAAGACCGGTGACGGGCTCTTCATCAGCAAAAGAGATGAGCTTCACATCGTTGCCGCTCGTTCCGTCATCCGTGACAGAGCGAAGTACAGGGTCATTGACTGCGTGTGCCATTATTGTGTGAACTCCACGACAAATAGGCTTCGATTTAAGTCATCGATCCCAGGTGTAAGTACAACGATCTGAGCCTGTACCGCGAACTTGTGCGACGCCGCCGACAATCCGGTTTTGCACCATGCAAGACAGTTTCTGGTATTACGGCTGGTCAGGTCGGTCCAAGAGGTCAGCGTCGCGCCTTCGGCAGCATCATCGATCGCAATCCGCATGTCCGCTGCCTCATCGTTGCCGGTGTCATTAAGGACTTGGGCATTAGCCACAACAAACGCGATCGCTGTAGTCGCCGCAATTGTATATGACGCACTCATCGTCTCGCTGATTGTCGGCTGCAAGTTGTCGTTCGTAACCCCGCGCGTGATCGGAGCCTGATTGATTGACATCACCGCATACTGCGCCAATGAATCAGGCGGGAATGGTGGACCGGTAAATGTGTATACACCGCTTCCATCGGAATTCGCGTGTGCAAGCAGTGAATATATTCTTGATGCTTCAGTCGCGTTGTCATGTTTGAGAAGTACACAACGCGCACTTGCCTGCACGGCAAGGTCTTTGTCGCGCGTGATCCCTGTCAACGTATACCGATTAATATCGGCATATGTAGTCGGTAGCGGATCGACACCAGTGGCGCTGATGTAGCTCACCTTCAATACTGCGCGTGTGGTTACTTCAATAACCTGGAACGTACTAAGCCTACCTGCGTCGGTGGTCATTGTCCCGACCGCATTGCGCCACTTAAGTTCGAACGAATGCGTGGCCGCGCTCAACCCGGTTAGTACATGAATTCCTGACCAGTCGTTACAATCTTCGGGGCCGACCGAGCGATCGCTATCGCCGCAGGTGACCGCTCCTTGTCCCGCATTGTCCACGCCGAATTGAAATTCTGCGTTTGGACCGGCTGCGGCAGAATCCAGGGCGACGTTGGCCAGCATAATGATGACGCTGGACGTTCCTGCAATCGATATCCCCGTCGATTGAAACAGGTTCGTGAAGCTTGCCGTAGCCGACACCTCAGCAGTGGACGATGCATTCACGTCGATCGTTGCGTCACCGGCTGTAATCTCAAGGACCTGGAGCGTGTGGTGTCGCGCCGTATCAATTGTCGCCGCTGTCCCACCTGTAGGAATTTGCCATTCGCAAATAAAGGTGTTCGCTGCCCCTGATAGGCCGGTTACCGCATGAACGAGGGTCATACTGCCGACCTCCCCGACCGCGGCGTCAGCGAATTCCTTGAGCACCGGGGAGCCGACGGCAGACCCGTTGATCAGGAATCGGAACTCGGCGTTTGTGTCCGCCGCCGCAGCAATCTGAACCTGCGCGATGACAAGAACTACGCTGTTTGTCCCGGCGACAGTGAGATTGCCTGATGTCAGGTCAGGAACCGTGGCCCAAGATGCCGGGCAGGTTCCTCCGGTCGTACTGCGGACACCAAACAATAGATTCGATGCCACGCTACCACCTTAACGGAGACGAGACGACACGAAGTGGAGTGACATCAGTCGGGATCAGCGGCAGCCCGAAAAGCGCGTAATGATGAACTCCTAGTGTTGCAGTTACATCCCAGGTCATCGTGACCGATGACCCGGTGGCCGGCTCGGTAGACATGCCGCCTGCCAGAATATCAAGATCAGGAGACTCAACGACGGCACGCTCGGTCTGCCCAGCGCCAACCGCAACGTTAGTCGCCGTTCCACCGGATTGGCCACAAGCCAGAAAATCTACCACCAGGTCATTCAACGCTGTATTCGCACATGTTACAGTTGCCGGTCCTGGATCTGCCTCGTTAGTAGCATTATTGGTAGTACGAGTACGGGTTGGTGTGATCTGATTCACCCCCGTAAAACTGCATCCAATAATGAAAACTCGGTAGCATGTCTCGGCCAATGCTACGTAGATCGTTTCATTAGCCGCAGCCGGGGCCACCAATTCCCATATTGATCCGCGATATTGACTACTATCAAAAAGTATAGATGAGCCGTTTTGCGTAAGATTCGTGCCGCCACTTCCGTTACGTTTCACCGAACTAGGGTCTGGCGGCGTAGTTATTTCTATGACTCCTACCCCAACAACAAGATGGCGGTTAGAGCCTGAAATGAGCCAAGCCGGGGACTCCAAAGATGAGACGGCGTCAGCATCGGCCTTGCCAGAATTGTCAAAAGCGATAGGCATACATTATCTCGGTGGACGAATGATACGACCGCCTCGTACGACATCCACTACAATACTGACCGTTGTGCGAATCGGCCCGTTCGTAACATCTATCTGACCGCGTAGCATGCGCCCAAGACCAGGCAGTAGATCAATCTTTAGGCAACTGTCAGCGACTTCTATGTTGCCTGGGCTAATTGAAATGCCGCCAAACGAACCTATGCCGCCCGCAGCAATCCACGTCAGGCCGCCGTCGAGGCTCAGTTCCATGCGCGCCCACAAGTGAGTAAGCGGGTTCGGCCAAACCGTCAAGTCGGCCATCGTGCAACGCTGAAGTTCGAGAACTAATCCAACGATGTTATCAGGGATCACTCGCGGGACGAATGTTTGGCTCCCATCTAAATAAATAGCCAGTGGCAGCAAATCAATACGCTGCGCAGCCATACATCATTCTTCCCAATCGTAATACAAGTCGCAAAATTGCCCGGTGCCTGTCGGAATGATGATTCCTATACCATTCGCTGTGCCCGCCTGAAGAACCAATCCTGAGCCGCCAAAAGTCCATATATACCCAGCACCTACTGAGGCCCCGATTGATGATTGTCGAAGAACCTGCCCGACACCACCGTCAGCAGTGTGACCGGCGAATATGGTGCATTCCGGTGCTGGCATGTTCTCATCGTATTCGCCTTCGGTCTGCCCGGCACCTACTCCTGTCGCATTCGTAAGCCGCACCAATGCAACTGCAAGCGCAGTCGATGTAGTGTTAAATACGCCAATCTCACGTATACGACCACCGGCAGCGGCAGCAGCAAACAGCGACATCATAGCGCGCAGGTTCGTGCCGACAACTGTTCCTCGCATGCCGAATGAATACTGAGCCATGCATCCTCCTACCTATGTAAGTTGTTTCAGAGTGCGTGTTATAGCTGCGCCCGATGCAGCGAGGATAGGTGTTGTCGCTGCCGAAGATGTAACGAGTTGCAGACTATCAGTCGTGGCACTGAGGAAGATCATCTTATTCCTTCAGCCCATCAAGAATGCCGAGCACGCGCCATTTGCGAGAAAAGTCTCCTGCATTGTGCTTTGCTCGCTTGGCATGCATGCGAAGCCATCCGCTGACCTGCAACGCAGTTTCGTAGCTCATATCCATGTTGTTGTTACCGATCGTGAGCCGCACTATGTCGTGGACATCAGAAACCATGATGCGCTGTTTCTGCATCAGCGCAGATGGATAACCTTGGCTACCGTTTATTAGAATCGACATCAGTCCAGCGACACATCAAGTGCGCCGATGGCAAACTGAGGCGTAATCCCGGTCGAAACCGTTAAGCTCGATGTGCCATTCAGATCGCGCGATCCGACGCCGGAAGTGGCAGACCCTACCCCGAAGTGAGTGATGGTAGAACCAGTGGCACCGCACGTCGGAAACACAATCGCAGCATCGTTGTCGCAGTTCCCGGTCGCGACGGTCCAACCAGCCAACGATCGCGCTACCGCGACCCGCGCATAGCTCGTGTATGCAGTCTCGCTTGTGGTCTGGTCGCCTGTCTCGCCGGGATCCGCAGTGTGCAACGAAATGAATACGCTGCCGGCGGTAGTGCTGCCACGAAGTCCGGTCGCATCGCCAATGTTGGCGGCATCCGCGTTCGTGAAATACAGGGAGAGAACTTTATCTTCGAATGCATTGGTGGCGGACATCTTGACTCCTCAGAAAGTCAGTCGCGCCACCCCGTAATCCAATTGCCGGCCGGCCGGCGTTTGAAAGCGTCGGCCATCGGCCTTTGAAAACTGGGCGCGACATCAGCTACATTTTCAGTGCTCGGTTCGGCGTCGGTTGATGCAGGTTTGTTAGCGCTCACTTGCATGCGCTTGCGCATATTAGCCCAATTCACGGACATTGAACACAAGGCCGCGTAGGCCAAGACACGACAGTCCAAAGGCTCGTTTCTAGCGGAGTCCGGCTTTTTCCAGTAGCGAATTGGGAAACCTTTGTGATAGCGAGTGCTCACTGTCTCGCAGGTCAAGCCTTTGAAATATTGGTCGTCACGGTCAGACGGGAAGTGGCAGTACCCGGCCCCCGGCGTCTTGAGGCGCAAGTGTGAGTAAATCTGGTCTTTGGCCGCGTCCACGCCGACCAGGAACAGATTGATTTTGCCGATGTTGTTACGACTCGCCCGCTTGGGCCAGACCGGTCGCCCAGGCCCGGCCATGCCTTTCGTGGCGTAGACACGGCGCCGCATCTTGTGCCGCACAAACCCGTAGACCGCTTGAGTGTAGTGGCCGCCGGAGTCAACACAGACCGCATGCAATTTTTTGTCTAGAAGGTAGCGATCCAGATCGTTCCACAGCGTCGGCGCGGATGGGTCGCCGTGGATCACGTGGTAGTCCAGAGACCAGGACTCCTCACCCTCTGACCAGCCGACGACCTCGATCTCTAGGCGGTCGTCTTGCACGTCGACGCCAGCAGTCACGATCGGACACGTCGGCTGGTCAGCCCAGACCTCGCCGCGGCCGGCGATAGACTCATCCGCCACACCATCGCCTTCGACCTCCCAGGTTTTGCCCAAGGACTCGTTCACGAATTGCTGCATCCGCTCGTTCGAGCGCGAGTGTTTAGCGTCCAAGAACGCGCGCGCGACTTCGGCCAGCCTGACCCACGGGGAATAAAGACACGACAAGTGGAATCCTGCAACACCGGTAAACGGCTTCTCTGCCTCCCATTTCCCATGCCGAACCGCTTTCCACCGCTGCCCATCGTTCCACGTGGAACCACATTCACATTCATACCGAGCCGTCTCGGGTTTTCCGTCATCCCATTTCACTCGCGCCCAGTCCAACACCTGAAACAAGCCGCATTTGTGGCAAGGCACAAAATATCGGCGCATGTCGGATTCTGTGTATGCATCATCAATACGGCTATATCCCTTGAGGCTTGGCGTGGAAGTGAGTGCTAACTTACGGTTCCAAAACGTGGTCGATCGCATCTTCGCCATCGACACCGGATCGCCAGACTTCCCGACGGCGGCCGGGTACTTATCGACCTCATCGCAGAGCACAATGCGGATTGGGCGTGACGCTAGCGAAGCCTCAGAGTTCGCGCCGGCAATCGTGATGTGGCCGCCAGGAAATTGCTTGTGCAGGATAGTGTTCGCGGAGTCCCGCGACTTCGGCTCGGAAACAAGGCCTTGCAGGCAAGGCGTGTCGCGCAGCATCGGAGCAAGACGATCCTTGCTGAACGTCTCGGCCATCGGCTCTTGATTCGGCTGGATCAGCAGAATCGGCGACGGATCCTGATGAATGAAATACCCAACCGCGTTCAGCAACATCTCGGTCTTGCCGACCTGAGCGCTGCACATCACAACTACGGTATGCGTGTCCGGATCGCTGATCGCGTCCAGAATTTCCCGCTGGTACTCAGCCCGAGCTGTTGTCCACTGCCCAGGCTCCGAGCTAGCTTCCGGGCTTAGTTTTCGGTGAGTATCAGCCCATTCAGAGACTGTCAGCCGCGGCACCGGCTTCAGGTTCGCCAACATCGCCCGACAATCCGCTTGCCAGACTTTCAGCAGCGAATCCGGATAACTCTCGCAGGCATTCATCTGCCCACGATTCTAATACGAGTTTCACCGCATTCAGGTCGCCAAGATGCACAACCTTGGCGGAAACAGACACTGGGCCCGCAAGTAAGCGCGCACGTACACGAGCATATTGGGTCCCGCGCACCTTTTCATAATCCGCAATAACTGCGACTTCGCCCTTGGCCTTGGCCAGCTCAAGCCCGATCAAGGCCGCCTCTGCAATGAGCTTCCGTCGCCTGGCCTCGTCCGCAGTCAAATCGTCAAATTGCTGGCTCAGCGCCTCGACCGCCCGCTTCTCCCGCCAGCGCATGACTGCGCCGACATCAATCTGATATTCGATGCCACGGCCGCGGGTGACAGCGATTTTCTGGTGCGGACATCCCTGATCGATCCAAGACTTGAGCGTATG